ACAGAGTGCTCCGCCAAGCCCCCTTCATAACTTCCATGATATTTTGTGCTCGCAGGTGCCTCTAAGAACCCTTTGTCAACAAGATAACTTAAGAGCTTGTCTGCCCCTCTTCTTTTGATATGTTTTTTGTATAATTTTACAAATTCATTTTTCATGTCATTCCTCACTTTCTACTAATTCCAAATTATCAATTGTATTCCCAATTATTTTAGCATCCATATAACTCATTTCTGTTTCAATCCATAAAAGAATGTCTTTATTTGCTTCGCACTCTGTTACTTGAACTAATTGCCAACCCCAGTTATATTCGCCAGTTGGATTTCCAAATTCAACAACTGCTTTCCATTTACACCCGTTTATTTCGTCTTTTAAGAAAAGAATGTCATTTTCATAAATCAGATTCCCATTATCATCTTTTAAACCGGTGCACTGGCAAATAGTATATGGGTCTACTTCAATCATATTGGGAACATCATTTGTCATTCCCCATAGAATGTATCTTTTCTCCCAAATACCATATAAATACCCTTGCACCCATTCGCCGTTGTCAATCCTCTTTGCCTTGAATAAATATCTATCTTTCACTATTTCATCTCCTTTCTTTATTCATGATTCAAATTTCTACTTTTACCTCTTTTTTCACATTACATCTTATCTCCATTTCGCATTCCAAAATTTTGCTTATATAGAGAATTTTTTTCGCACACCAAACAGACATATTAAATCTGAAGGAATTTTTTCCTTCAATAAATCAGAAGGGAGGTTCACATATGTTAAAAAGAATATTAAGTCTTTATTGCAAAATAAAATATTTTGCATATAAAGCAATCTTAAAACTTTGCATTAGCAGTGTTTTCAAATGCGTTGTTAAATTTATTTTATTACTATTTAAAGTACTAAATTATTTAGTTCCAAACGCATATCATGATACATTAGAAAAATGTTTCATGATTCTTGATGCATGGCTCTAATGCATACATAATATTTCCCTCCTGTTCATTTTGGCAGGAGGGATTCTTTATCCCTCCTCATAAAACTCGTGACTTCCGTCAACCACCTTTTCTTCCTCCTCGTCCTCAAACGACCAACCATACAGCCAAAGTACCTTATAGCCATCCATAAGTCCCTGACCATTCTCTTTTTTATAGGTTCCGTCATATTTAATCAACTCAGTTCCATCCATCGCTGCGTTGAGAAGCACTAACATCTGATGGAGTATGCTCAATTTAGCCACCTTTTCGGATACTTCCTTTCTTTCCTCCTCTGTGCATTCATAAAGCGGTTTCCCGGCAAAGAAGTAGCTAAGCCGTGACGGATAAAGACACGACTGATTCAACACAAGCGCACTCCACAACGCATCCTTCACCTTTTCCTCATCCTTTACCGGAGCAATTCTTCCCTCAACAATATCAGTCACAAAGAGCCTGCGGCGTTCATCTAACTTTTTCAGAACATCTTTCATATATTTCTTATTTGCTTTTTGTTCCTTTTCCTTCTGTTCTGCCGGTGTCAGTTTTTTCTTGACTGCCTTTTTCTTCCTAACGACATCAATCTCAATCCAATTAATGTAATAATAAAGTTTTTCATCCTTCTTATTTTTTAACCGGATACTCTCCGGCACCTCGTCATTCATTCGGAAACTCTTTACCTTCTCCCATTTATTTCCGTATTGTTCCCTTGCATACTGTTTCGGAGCTTCAACGACGCCCAATTCTTTCAGCATTTTAACTATGGCATCCGTTTTCTTCTGTCTCTCTTTTTCTCGTATGTACGACTGAACTTTAGCAACTAAATTACGATTGTCCGTGGCTTCACGGAGAATCTTATTCCGTTCTTCCACATCTTTAATACGTTCCAGTTCATAGAGGTCTTTCAGGGACAATTGAAAATCCTTATCCTGCTCTTTATTTTTCAGCTCGTCCTGGTCCAGTTTGGCAATGTTCAATCGATGTTTAATTGTCGTTTTGCTAAAGCCAGTTTTATCTGCAATAGTATCCTCCGTCTCGCCCAAATCAAGCATCATCTGGAATCCTTGTGCCTGCTCCCACACCGTCAGGTCTTCACGCTGCAGATTTTCTTCCAGCATGATAGACACCTGCTCTTTTTTGGATATCTTGCTAACAATCTTGCAAGGGACCTTCTCAATACCTGCCAGTTTGGCTGCTGCCAATCGTCTATGTCCGATTATTACATGAAAATCACTGGACAAAGATTCTGTATCCGCATCCGGCTGTTCCTCCGGTTCTTCTGTCAAGGCTGGCAGAGGAATTACGGTCAAATTCTGCATAACGCCCTGCTTCTTGATTGATTCTGCAAGTTCCGTTACATCCCCGACATCTTTTCTCGGATTATCCGGATGCGGGTAAATGTTATTTACGTTTATCATTACAATTTCTTTTCTGTTCTGCATTGTCTCATCCTTTCCACTAATTACTTTTTTCCAACATTCCTTGTGCAATTTCTGCATACGTGAATGATTCACGTACACTTCCCACTTTGCACAGTGCATGATTTCTATATAACTTTAAGATTCGGACCGGCACTCTTTTTTCCCGTCCATCTTCTCTTTCTCCCAAAGGTGCCGGCTTATACACATACACCACATCACCTTCCGTTAAATTCATACGTTTTGGTTGCAAATCGCGTTGAAAAAGCACTCCTTCTTTTTGTTTGCGTTCTTTGTGATTCGTCTTCACTTAATCATCTCCTATCCATCGAATCAAATCTTTTAATAACTCAATAACTGCCCTTTTTATATCTTCTTTCATTCATGCTCTCCTTTATCCTCCCGGCTTATAACCGGGAGGTTTTAACATGGCTTGCTTGTCCGTGATATTTAACAAACCAGAGGTGTCATATATAGTTTTTTCCGAAAATCCTCATGAAATCATCATGGGACCCACATTCCGATTCAAATATCTTTTGCCCTGCTGCCTTGATTGCCATATCAACCGTTTTATTTTTATGAACGGCATCCTTTCCGTTTCTGTGGCAACGCTCTCCACAAATATGAATTTTAAGTCCATACTTTTCCGAGAACTTTCGATTTGCTCCACCAAACACATGATGTTCTTCCAAACCACATGGATCCGCTATCCGATTTCTTCCACACAAGTAACATGTGTCCCAATCCATCTGCATAATTGACTTTGCCATCTTTATTCCTCCTTATCGGTCCTCCATTACTGTATACTGTCTTTCTCTCATTCTCTGATGCAAATACTCCGTATACTCATGTTTTGAACACCGTTCTACTTTGACTTGTTCCATCTCTTTTGATTTTTTATAAAATGTTGACCAAAGTTCACTGTATGCGTTTCCATCAGCACTTCCTTTTTTTGCCATATGTTCGGCATACGCATTGTCCAAATGAATTACTACCTGTGCGGACGTGTTCATACACTGTATGGCATCCACTACTGCCCTTGCACTCAATTTTTGGTATGAAATATCATTCCATCCTGCCATATGAGCTTTCGCATATTTTTTTCCATTTATTTCCGTAACAAGAACAATTCCATAAACTCCATGTCCTCTCGTTACTCTCCCGGTAAACTGGGATGTTATATAAATATCTACTCTCATGATGGCGACCCCCTCCTTCCATCATTCTTAACCAGAATATATCGTAGGAAGTTCCAGCCGGTCAGTTCTGATATACCCGAACACACTGTTCGCTTATCTAGCCAATAACCTTTTCTTGTACCCGGCTCCTCCCGAAAATATCCTCTGTTTTTTACTATTTTCTTTTTTGTCTCCGGCCGAAAAAGATTTTTGCTTCTTGTCCAGGCTCGACCTTTCCCTCCAAGTTCTCTGAAGCGAATGGTATATTTGGCAAAATACTCTGCCAATTTCGAATACTGCCCCGTATCATCTAATGGTCGTATATCAATACGTCCATGTTTCCACGCTTGCCGAATCCACTCTACCGGCACCTGATTCATCACCATATGATGATGCAGTGCACCACGAACTCCAACTTCCGTTACCACTATGTATTTGCATATCTCTTTTTCTTTTTTCATACGCCGACGCAAACGGTCAAGAAATATCTTTCTGTCCCTCTTCGCCTCTTCCACCGTCTCTGCTCGTTTATCTCTTTCATAAGTCAGCGTTATGTGATAATCACCAGGCACGAAATTGGCATTCATTAGAATTGTTAATTCCGTAATGGCTTTTCTTAAATTTATTTTTTTCTGTGATTCCTTGGTGTCCTTCATCTTTTCCGACCGGGTAGCACCAGGTGGATGTATATGTGAAGAGTAACTCCTCTCGTACAAAACAGTTCGTCCTGCTCTTGTCACTTTCTCTATGTATGGCATAAACAATCTTCCTTTACGCTAGAAATAATACCCTTATCGAGTTAGAAAAAACGGCTTCCTTGTCCGTTTTTCTTGCTTTTCAAAGCCATACATGATATACTAAATAGTGTGTTTTAGTTGTATCTGTACAACTTTGAGCGGTCATTTATTTGGCCGTTCTTTTTTTACTTGCCGGTTCACATGATATTAGGTCCCGTCCACATTCAGAGCACTGTTTTTGATAAGTGCAGCTCCAATAACACTTACCACAAGAACAGGAACATATATAAAGCGAATCCGTCCGCTTCGTCACACCGTCGGTGTAATATTCTTTCCACATCCTGCTACCTCCAGCATTTTTTCCAAATGCTCCGTTACTTCCTTTACCTTGTTATCCAGTCTCGAAAAAAAGAATCTGTTTTGATATACAAGAGTCTTATTTTGCATTACCGACAATGCCATTACCTGTGTCTCTCCATTGACACATAAGTAAACATCCACTCCCGGCATTTCATTCAGTTCCATCACTTTTTGTAAAAGATTTTCAAACATACTCAAATTCCTCACTTCCATAATTTCTTCCAATTAGCAACCGTAAACAATGCTACCCATACAGCAGAAACCAAAAACAATACGGTTTCCTGTATATGTAAATCTCTTACCGCACACGCAGTCATAATACATATAACCAGGGCGATAATTGTAATGAAGCATATAATGCTCTTTTGTTTTTTCACCTTTCTCACCTCCATCTTTGTAATGCGCATTAGTGGAATGTCAGGGACTTGAACCCTGAACCGTCCGGTTATGAGCCGGGTGCTCTGACCATTGAGCTAACATTCCTTAGTAGCGGTGCTGGGTACGTGACAGCTTGTCCGCTACTCCGGCAGATTTCACATTTACGGACCACCTAATCACCGGAAAGGTCACTTGTCTTGAGTTCGCCCGCCGAATGGGCGAAATGGCACTGCCGGGCTCGAACCGGATTAGCTTCCTACCAAATCAGCGCCCACTTTTTCCTCCCGTTTATATCCCAGTTTCCCGGCGAAACGGTCCAATATGGTACCGGATACCTCCAGCCACTCCTCTTTCGTAAGGCTCGATGTAGGCACATAAGTACCACGGATTTTCACATAATTATTTATTTTCATTGACCTCATCACCTCAATTTAATGTATGCTTCTTATTTATTTTGTGTTATCATCGTTCTGCCGAGGTAATACTTTAGGGTCCAACGAAATGCAGATGGTACTCAGCCATATTCACGAACTGCAGCAGGCTTCTTTATTTTGGACCCTAGAGTATTACCTCTGTTGTTTTGGGAAACTTATATAAAAAATCTAAGATATATAGCTAACGCAATGATTGCAACACATATAAGTCCCAAAACAACTACTGCCAGAACCATATCTCTTTTATTCTCTTTTGCCGTTTGCATCCTTACCATTATATCTATCTCCTCCCTGTGATTTCGATAGAACCAATGTAGCACCTCTGCCATTTTGTCTGCTTCCTCTTTTGTTGGCTCAGGCATTACTCTTTTTGAAGTTCGCACAAATCCTAAATGACTTATCACTTCATCTGCCATGGTATTTACTGGTATTTTTATTTCTCTTTCATTCGATTTTCTTTTCATTGGAGTCTCCTTTCTTACCGCGCAATAATAGTTATATAATATTTACGGTTTTGTCGTAATCTAATGGCAAAAAAATAATTCTTGAATACGGAAGTTTGTACAATTTTTCAATTTTCTTTAATATAGGAATATCTGGATATGATTTTCCTCTTTCATAATTTCTTAATGTATCTACGCTTATTCCAAGCAACTTTGCCGCATCTTTCTGTTTTAAACCATTTAATTCTCTTGCTGTTTTCAAAGTGTATTTTGACATCATTTCTTCCATCTTTTATCACCTCCTTGCGTTTACTATACTACGGATAAACCGTATTGTCAACGGTTTATCCGTAATTTTTTCATTTTTTTACAAAAAAAACAGACCCACAAGGCCTGCTTACCTATAATACTCGTTTACAATTGTCTTTTTTTAATCACGTTGTCGCAAAGCATTAACAAACTGATATGCCGTCAATACAAAAAACAAAAAATATACAATATTGTACCACAAATTATAATTCATAACACAAATAACCGCACCATCAATCCATAACACTAACCCTATTGTTCCAAATATAACCGGGAACATCTCAGACAATATATAATAAACAACAACTACTACTCCAAATAAAACTATAGAATCAATGAAATAGTCAAAGACCGTAATTATTGGTAAAAGACCTTTTACTATTGAAAATAATACCAAAACAACAGTCATTACCCCATTAATAAATGATTTTGTCATAATTTCAATCTCCCTTCATCATTTTAAAGTATATATGACTAATTACCTGATGTCAAATGATTTTACCGTATTTTTTTACATAATACTTGATTTTATTACGGTTATATCGTATAATTACCATACATTTTATTATGAGGAGGGACCCGCGCAGCGGGAGGAGTCCTGGATAATTTTATATTAGTGAGGTGATTACTATGACAGAATTGGGTAATAAGGAGATTATGTCAAGAAATATAAAATACTACATGACACGTTACAATAAATCTCGTTCAGATATGTGTAAAGCACTTGGCGTAAAATATACGACTTTTTGTGATTGGGTTAATGCAAAAACATATCCTAGAATTGATAAAATAGAACTAATGGCAAACTATTTTGGCATTTCAAAATCCGATCTTGTTGAAAATCATGAAGACGAAAAGCAGCCAACCTACTACCTCGACGAAGACGCAAGAGAAGCTGCTGACTTTCTTCACAAAAATCCTGAATACAAAGTTTTGTTTGACGCTTCACGCAATATTAGTAAAGAGGATATCGAATTTGTTGCAAAAATGTTAGATAAGTTTAGAAAATAATGGGAGATGATATTATTAAAATGCGGGACGATGTGCAGGTACTTTTCTTAAAACTGCCAAATCATATCAAAGAATTTGTTACTATGAATCCAGATATGTCTTATACTATCGTATTGAATGTAAACCATTCGCACGAGACACATCTAGAAGCCTATGCTCATGCACTACAACATATTGAAGAACACGATTTTGATAATTGTGCTTCCGCTGATATGATTGAGGTTTACGCTCATATGAGGTGATATTCTATTAACAAGATAACCTAGGAGGTGATAATATGGCAGAAGATGAATACAAAAGAATCTTTTCCAAAAATCTCAGAAAATACATGAGTTTAAATAACAAGACACAAGTAGACCTCATCAATGACCTTGGTTTTAATAAGTCAGCTGTTTCTACTTGGTGCAACGGAACAAGACTCCCCCGAATGGATAAGGTAGACGCTCTAACTAAATATTTTGGAATACGCCGTTCCGATTTGATAGAGGACAAATCAGAATCGAAAATAAAACCAGCAACCATTCCCGTTCTCGGTTCCGTCCCTGCCGGTATTCCAATTGAAGCAATACAGGATATTATAGATTACGAAGAAATAGATGCCGCCACTGCTGCCAAAGGTGAATACTTTGCTCTACAAGTAAAAGGCTCATCAATGGAACCACGTATTCGCGAAGGTGATATTGTAATTGTCAGGAAACAAGACGATGTAGAAAGTGGTGAAATTGCCATTGTTATGGTCAATGGCGATAATGCAACTATCAAACGATTATTAAAATACGAAGATGGAATTCGACTTATGCCAACTAATCCAGCTTACGAGCCGTTATCCTTTAAAACAAGAACCAAATGAAGAAACAACGTCATATA